CCTGAGGCGATGGCTCAATACATTGATCCAGAGGAAGCCGTTAAGCGTCTTGCTGCTGCTCAAGGTATCGACACCCTCAAACTTGTTAAGACCGCAGAGATGCGTCAACAAGAGCAGCAAAAGGCTATGCAACTTAACATGAGCACAAGTCTCGTGGGTCAAGCAGGTCAACTTGCTAAGGCTCCTATGATGGATCCAACCAAAAACCCTGATTCTATCGAAGCACTTCAAAATGTCGTCAACTCAGCCGCGCAAACAACCGGACAGCCAGCCCCCCAGCAATAAGGAGGAGGCTCCGGTAAAGATCACACCTAAGGAACAATTTAAATATGGTGATGTAAAAGTCACCTCTCCTGGTGTTGGTCGCGTTTCTATTGTTATCCACTAAACCATGTCTGAAATTGTTTTTGATGCTACGGATCCAGATGTTACGTCTGCCCGTGAAACCGAAGAGCTACGACTCATTGAGCAAGGCAATCAGCTAATCGAAAAACAAGAGGCTGAGGTCGAAGAAAAGTATCGCCGCAGTCAACTCGAAGCGGAAGAACATTCTCAGTATGCTGGCAAATTTAAGTCAGCAGAAGATCTTGAAAAGGCTTACCTAGAACTTCAAAAGAAACTAGGTCAGAAAGAAACCGATGAGTCCTCTTCGACAGAAGAAACCGAGAGCGATGACGGCGGAGATGCTATCCAGGATGAAACTGAAACCCCGGTAGCTAAACGTGTCAGCTTCCTCAAGGAGGCATCGGAGGAGTATTACTCCAATGATAATCAACTTAAGCCTGAAACAATCGAGAAGCTTAAGGAGATGCCTTCGGAAGACCTCATCGAGGCATACATGGAATGGCAAAAAGGTAATCCAACCGTCCAAACACAGCCTCTTTCTGATGATGCTGCTAAGGACATTGTTGCTTCTGTCGGGGGACAGGAAGCTTATAACGACACCCTAGCATGGGCAGCCGATAACCTCAAGCCTGAGGAAGTTGCTGCTTATGATAATGTTGTTAACAGCGGCAATAAGGATGCTATCTTCTTTGCTGTTCAAGCCCTCAATCAACGTTATAAGGATTCCGTTGGGTTTGAAGGTCAACAAGTGTCAGGCAAGGCCCCGAAGAGTACGGTCAAAGGATTCCGTTCTAATGCTGAACTAGCAGCTGCTATCAGTGACAGGCGGTATCGCAATGACCCTGCTTATCGGTTTGATGTCGAACAAAAACTAGCCGCCTCTGGCGACTTGCTCTAAAAAGGTTTCCCTATGGCAGCTCGTAAACCCAAACTGGCTCAATCCATGCCGATTGATCCTAAAAAACATAAGGATGCCCAAAAGCAACAAAAGCTTTACAACAAGGGCAAGGGAACAGATAACCCTTACGAAAAGGATATGTTCCTCAAACGCAGTGGTCCTCAACTTCCACTGGCCAAGGGGTCAGCTAAAAAGCCCACTAAAGGGCGCAGTAAGCTGGCCTAACAAAATGGATGCGTTGTAAGCAATATAAAAGTTCTTTGCAATTTACTCATGCTACCTCTTCTAACTACTCTGTCTGTTATCAGCTCTTGGTATGGTCCTGGCTTCCACGGAAACCTAACTGCCAATGGCGAACGATATAATCAAAACGGCCTTACGGCAGCGCACAAGACACTACCCTTTGGAACCAGACTTAAAGTTTGCTTCAACAGGTGTGCCGTTGTTCGGGTCAATGATCGGGGTCCCTACGCTCATGGTAGGAGTCTTGATCTAAGTAAAGGTGCGGCTGATAGGATCGGTCTAACCGGCTCTGGAGTTGGCAAGGTCTCAGTAACGAGGCTAAATTAAAAATGGATTGGGGGCACCTCGGAGTAGGACCCCCTTTTCCCTTGAGGAAGGATACCTCGCTAAAAAACCAGCCGGTTGGAGTATTGGCCCGCTGCGGTGGACACCCAATACTACATACGTATTGCCTAAAACCCGAATATTATTTGCGCAACAACTCCTAGATCTAGGGAACTGATAAACATTATTCATTCCCAAAACAATGACTGCAACTGTATCTTATCTTGGCGCCGCTAATAAAGCTGGCGGCCAATCTCCTACTTATGCTCAGCGGACTAACCTGTTCCTGAAGCTCTTTACGGGTGAGGTGTATGAAGCCTTCCGTAACTCTACTATTGCTAAGGATCTGGTGATGAACCGGACCCTGCGTGGTGGTAAGCAAGCTCAATTCATTCACACTGGCCGCATCTCGGCTGGTTACCGCACGCCTGGTGTGCCTATCCTCGGTTCGGGCAACCCCCCGGCAGCCGAAACCACCATCGCGCTGGATGACCTGCTGGTGGCATCTGCCTTCGTTGATAACCTCGACGAAATCATGAGCCAGTATGACATCCGTGGCCCTATTGCCCGTCAGATCGGTCAAAGCCTGGCTGAGTTCTATGATCGCCGTATCTTCCGCGTTCTGGACCGCGCCTCTGCTGCTTCGGCTGCTGTGACTGGTGAGCCTGGTGGTTTCCAAATCAACCTCGGTGCCAACAAAGAGTATGATGCTCAGGCCCTGGTTGATGGCTTCTTTGAAGCTGCTGCCCGTCTTGACGAAGTGGCTGCTCCTAAGGATGGCCGCGTGGCTGTTCTGAGCCCCCGTCAGTACTACGCCCTGATCTCTCAGGTCGATACCAACATCCTGAACCGTGAGTACGGTGCTGCCGGTGGTAGCCTGAACTCTGGTGATGGTCTCTATGAGATCGCTGGTATCTCCATCAAGAAGTCCAACAACATCCCCTTCCTTGGGAAGTATGGTTCGGCTGCTGGTGCTGCTATTGACGCTGCTGCCGTGACAGGTGAGAACAACACCTATGGTATTGCCACCGACTTCACCAACAGCTGTGGCCTGATCTTCCACCGTGACGCTGCGGGCGTTGTGGAAGCTATCGGACCCTCCGTTCAGACCACTGGTGCTGACACGAAGGTGATCTACCAAGGCGATGTTATCGTGGGTCGTCTCGCATATGGCTGCGGTGCTGTTCGCGTCGGCGTTGCCGGTGCTTTCCGTAACACCTGATCCGTTTTATTTGGGGTCTGCTGGAAATGTCCGGTGGGCCCCTTTTCTTTAAATAACTCCTGCCCGAAACATGACGACAACCCTCCAAGCTATCAACCAAATGTTGACCGGCATCGGGCAGGCACCTGTGGTGTCGCTCGACATCGCCAACCCAGAGATTGCTACAGCATTGAGCATTCTTGAAAATGTCAATCGTGAAGTTCAAGGAGAAGGCTGGCATTTTAATTCTGAAATTAAGTACCCCTTCACTCCTGATGCAAATGATGAGATTGTCATTCCCGACAATGTTCTCCAATTGTCAGACAACAAATACGAGAACGTTCAACAGTATCAAACAGTAATTAGAAACGGCAAACTTTACGATAAAATTAGCCATAGTTTCACCTCTTGGATTGTAAGTCCAGTTTTGTGTGATGTAGTATGGTTATTCCCATTTGAGGATCTTCCCCAGGTCTTTAAGGACTATATTACCCAACGGGCTGCTCGTGTGTTTGCGGGAAGCGTTGTTGGATCTCAAGATATGTTTAAGTTTAATGCTCAAGATGAAACCATGCTGAGGGCTAACTGTATTGCTTATGATACAGGAACGTCTGAGGTAAACATTTTTGGTGTTGAGACAGGTCAGAACTTCTATATCTCCTATACTCCGTTCCGCACGATTGCACGATAATGGCAGCTATTTCTCAGAAAATTACTAACATTATTGGTGGTGTTTCTCAGCAACCAGACTCCATTAAGGTTGGTAATCAATTGCGGGTCTGTGATAACTACTATCCAGACGTAGCTACTGGCTTGACAAAACGGCCAGGGCTTAGGGGAATCAGTAAACTTACCAATGCCGTTGCTGATGGTACGTGGTTTACAATCTTTAGGGATGATAAAGAAAAGTACATCATTCAGTTTAGTAAGGCTGGAGTACTGAGGGTTTGGAGTGCAAACAACGGTGTTGAGCAAACGGTTAATACGGTGGCTGCTGAATCCATCGCTTATGCCACTCACACAAATTCAGCAGATCTTCAGACCCTTCAAATTAATGATTATATCTTTGTTCTTAATCGAACGAAGACAGTAGCCGCAGGAGCAACCTCAAGTGCTGCTCAGACGCCTTATGCCTTTGTTACCGTCAACACTGTTGCATATAGTTCTACCTACACGATTAAGCTTGATGCTACATCGTTCTCGTATGCAACGACTACAACTTCTACTACTCAACTAAACGTAGCAGATATTGTTACCAATCTTGTTTCATCCATTAATGGTAATGCTAACTGGGTTGCTCAGGGTATTGGTAATACCATTCAGATAAGACGAGCAAACAATGCTGACTTTGCTATTGAAGCTCGTGGTGGCAATACCGGCACCGCCATTGATGCGTTTTATGGGTCTGTGATGT